CGTGAAATCATGGAAGACGATCAGTATGATGTAGTTGGTCAGCGTAAGGCCCAAGGTCTTGCTTTCTCTATGCGTCAGACTAAGGAAATCATCGCTGCTAACGTTTATAATCGCGCTGAAACCGCTGGTTATGTTGGTGGTGACGGTGTAACTCTTCTGAGCACCTCACATCCTAACTTTGCTGGTGGCACTTGGTCTAACCGTCTAACCACGGCTGCTGACCTTTCAGAAGCTGCTCTTGAGCAAGCAATGATTGACATTGCCGGCTTTACCAATGATCGCGGTCTGCTAATTAGCGTTCGTCCTAAGAGCCTAATTATCGCTCGCCAAAACATCTTTGAAGCCAAGCGTCTAGTTGCTCCGGATGGTCGTCCTGGTGTTGACACCAACGATATCAACGCACTCAAGGCTCTAGGTATGGTTCCTGAGGTTGTTGTTAACCACTACCTCACCGATCCAGATGCCTGGTTTATTCGTACCGATGTTCCACATGGTATGAAGCACTTTGAGCGTCGTGCCGATGCCTTTGAAATGGATAACGATTTTGATACCGAGAACGCTAAGTTCAAGGCTACCGCTCGTTACTCATTTGGCTGGACTGACCCCCGTGGTATTTATGGTAGCATGGGTGCTTAATAGGAGCTAAATATGACTGTTGGTACTGTGGGTCTTAGTTACCCAAAACCACGGGAGCTTCTATCTAAGATTTTCCCGGTTGCTCGTACAGATAGCTCAACTCTTAAGTGTGTTCTACCGAAGGATGCAATTATTGCCGGTGTTTATGTTCTACAAATGGACAATGCAGCTACCGCTGCTGGTGCTATTTCTGTAGGCTGGTCCGGCTCTACTACAGCACTTCTAAATGCTTTTAGCATGGCAACTACTAAGGTAGGTTATGCTGCTGCTGGCACTGCTACTGGTGCTTCTGTTGGCACCAAGCTAGACTCAGATAAGCAAGTTATTTGCACCTACACTGTAGGCAGCTCTACCGCAGGCGGTACAGGTTACGTGAAGATTGAATACTTCGTACCTGGCCCAGGCGAAGCTATCGACGACTAATTATAGGGCTCCTTCGGGAGCCCTTTTTCTTGGAAAGGTTGGGTTATGTCTGACAATGTTTTTGTAAAATCAGGTCGTGTTACCGATCTACTCGTTGGTGCTACTGCTACCTCTACAGGCGACTGGCAGTTTAAAGATGCTCCACAAACAAGTTTTCAAGCTACAGTAACTGGTTCAGGTGCGGTTACTGCTACTGTAGTTATCGATGTATCTAACGATGGTACATATGCTGTATCTACTACTCTAGGTACAATCACTCTTTCTGGTACTGACTCTAGTTCTGACGGGTTTACTACCAATGCTCCCTGGAAATATGTTCGTGCTCGTGTAACTGCTATTTCAGGTACAAGTGCTACTGTTAACGTTAACAAGTGTGTATAAGCTATGACAGTTTCAACTAATCCTTCTGTAGCTAATGGTTATACAGATTTAAGTGGTGCTCAAGTTGCCGCAGGGGCGACAGGGGTGGCGGGGGTGACTTCGGGCGGAGACTTGCTTGGGCAGGAAGGCGTCTACGCTCACTGGCGGCGCTCCAGCGCACTGGCTTGTATGGTGCCGTCTAGCGGATCTGTTGCGGCCAACGGCGCGCTGACGCTCACCACTGCTGTGCCAACTTCTGGCGGCTATACGTGGGGGTGCTATATGTATTTTCCAGCCAATGCCGTTTATTCCAGTTCGGTGGCTGGCTTGTATTTTGTTGTCATGTCGTCCACGACGCTTGGGACGATCTACGACAACCGGCTAGCGGCCGGCGATCCTCCATCCGTGCCGACCACGCTGGTCCCGATCGTGGCCGCTGGCCCTGGCGCGTACACGCAGACGACCTCGCCGGTTGATCTGACCACCGTGCAAATGCCGGCCAACATGCTCGGGGCCAACGGCTGGCTTCAGTGCGCGCCGACGTGGGCGTTTCCGAACAACGCCAACAACAAGGTGATCTCGTTGGTCCTTGGTTCGACCAACATCTACGCCAAGACCCGCACAACCGCCACGCAAGAGATGCCGCTGATCGACATCAGGAATCGAGGCGTGGTGAATCGCCAGTTCGCTGGATGGGGCAGCAGCGGAGCCCCTGGAACCGCATCGACGGCGGGTTTTGGTTCGGCGTCGGTTGACACCAGTGCGGCGACAAACATCATCTTACGCGGGCAACTTGCGGTCGCTACGGATTACATCATTCTCGAATCGCTTTCGCTGACCGCCTTCCCTTTTGCGTAAGGTCTGAGGATTCCGAGATTGTTTTGTCTCGGACCTCTGTAAACGTGCCTTTGAGCTACATGGGCGCAAGCAGCATCCGCACGCCAGACATGCCGCTTTTGTCTTACGGGACAGTGCGGACATGGGATTACATGGGCGCTCCGTCAGGAAACAATCCGTGTATCGTCAAGTACATCAACCCGACAACAGCGGGCGCCTACGACTGGACTACGTTTGACCTTCTGCTGACGGCCAACCCCACGCAGGATGTGATCGTTACGCTGGGCCAGCCTGCCGACTGGATGATTACCCGCGCAGCGCTTGGCGGCGCACTGTATGGTGGCAAAGCCAATATGTGCCCGACTGGCGCAACTGAACTAGGGAACTACGTCCCAGCGATCACGGCAATGGTCGATCGTGCCAAGAACACGCACGGGCGCACTGGGCTTAAGTGGGAGTTATGGAACGAGATCGAAGGCCCTGGGATGCTGGCCGTTGCCGAGCTTACTGCGCTGGGGCCTTACGCTCGACAGGTGTCGCAAGCGATTAAGGCTGTTGACTCTACTGCTGTAGTTTTGACACCATCGGCTAGAGACCACGACACCGCGTTCTTGATTGGCAACTTCCTAAACACAGCCGACGGCATTGGTGGGTTTGCCAGATCATGGATTGACGGAATTGCCTGGCACTTTTATGGGCTCGACGCTGCATGGACTTACGCCCATACGGTTGACACCTACGCTCAGGAGGCTGTTCGAGGTGGATTACCGGCGGGAACGGCGCAGTACGTATCTGAGACAGGTAACGTTGTGACCGACCCGCAACTCGCTCAGAACACGGCTCGTAGGCTTTTAGTTTTTGCTTCTAAGGGCGTCAAGAGCAGCGTATGTTACGCATACGATTGGGTCAATAATCCACTAACAGGAATTGTCAATACTTATAACGAAATTGCATCCTGGCTGCCTGGATCTACAATCACACAATGCACGAAACTCGCAGACGGACGGGTTCGTGTCGTTGCTGATGGCGTGACTAGGACTTATTGACATGCACATCAATCTAGTTGTGCAACATAAGGTAAGTACAGTAATGAGGAATAAATGTTAGACAATCAAATAGTTGAATGGGTAGTTGGTGGTCTAGTAGCTCTTGTAGCTTGGCTTGGTAAAATGCAAATTAACTCTTTGCAAAAACGTATCAATGACCAAGAATCCAAGATTGAACATATTAAAGAAACTTACTTTAAAAAGGAAGACTTTAAAGAGTTTAAACAAGAGCTATGGACTAGAATGGATAAAATGGAAATTGCTATGGAGGCAAAGATTGACACAGTAATTAGAGCCTACAGGCTATCTGATTTTCAAGATAGAGGATAAATATGCCAGGAACCTATTTTAAGAAAGGTTCTCATAACGGGATTTGTGATGTGTGTGGTCATAAATTCAAATTCACTGAGCTAATGAAAAGGTGGGATGGCCTTGTAGTTTGCAAAGATGACTTTGAAAATGACCACCCACAGAAGTATATTCGTGTTAGGGAATCAGGGTTAGCAGTACCAGAAATTAGGAATCGTCCTGTTGATGTATTTGTCAATGCCTGTACTGCTTGGGGAGCTTCTAGTTATGCTGATTTAGCAGAAGCTGATTGTGCCAGGGCTGACGTAACAACAATTGATTATGCTACTTTAGTAGCGCTTAAGGCTGCTTCTGTAGTTCCAGATGGGCCTTTTAACTAAGGAACAATATGGCTACTTCAGGCTCTACATCTTATGAATCAAATCGAGACAATCTAATTAAGGCTGCTTTGCGTAAATGTGGAGTGCTTGCAGAGGGAGAAACTCCTTCTACAGAATCCTATACTAATGGGACGCAAGCACTTAATAACATTGTGCTTAGATTTGCTACGTTAGGTATGCCTCTCTGGAAACGAATTGAGCTACCTGTAACTTTAGTATTATCTACCAAAGACTACACAATCTCTAATTCATTAAAAGTAACCCAAGTAGTTTTAAAGGATACTACAGGTGGAACTCAGTATGAGCTTATTAATAAAAGTCGTTATGATTATAATCGACTGCCTACTAATTCCACTGGTAATCCTGTCCACTGGACTTTTAATCCTAATTTGGAAAATGGTACATTGTCAATCTGGCCTGCACCAGATGCGGGAGCGGTTGCTAACAAATCGCTAGTTGTTGTTTACCAAAAAGAGTTTGATGGATTTGTATCTTCAGCAGATACTCCTGATTTTCCTGCTTATTGGACTGACGCAATTATCTATGAGTTAGCTGTTAATTTAGCTCCTGAGTTTGGTGTACCATTACAGGATCGTCAAGCACTAAAGTCAGAAGCTAAAGCTTATCTAGAGCAAGCTCAAGGCTATGGTGATGAAGACTCCTCACTCTATGTACAGCCTGAAATGAGAATGAGGTAATTGTGGCTTTTACAAACACACCAGAAAAAACTACTTACCGTACTGTAAAAGTAGAGTTTGATGCTACTTCTACTCTGCGTAGTCAAGACAACACTGTTCGTAGAGACAGTCATATAATTAACTTTTTCTACGACAGAATTAGTCAAGAAAATAAGCAAAGAGAAGTTTGCTTGGTTAAGCGCCCTGGTGTAGTTGCCACAGCCCAAAGTCTTACTAAGGTAAGTAACACTGATTCTATTCGTGGATACTTTTACGAAGAGCAAGAAGATATTTACTTTTGGGCTGTTCTCAACAAGGTATATAAGTATATTCCTAATCCAGCAGGCGCTTACACTTCTTTAATTTGTACATTAAACACCAGCTCAGGTGAGGTATGTTTTGATACTTTCCAAAAGTCAACTGGAGAGGTTTACATTCTAATCTCTGATGGCGCTGATCTTTGGAGTCAACAGCTTCGTGTATATCCTGATACTGCTGGTGCTGCTGTATCTGATCCTGATATGCCAGCTACGTTTGCTCCAAGATTTGCTGTGCTAAACGGCACTGTTTATCTTGCCAGTAACAACACAATTTACAACAGCGACACAGATACCTTCGATGCTTGGACAGCAGGTAATGACATTGATGCTGAAATGAATGCAGACAATATTCGTGCTCTATTCAGAAACAAGAATTACATTGTTGCAATGGGTTATAATTCTACAGAGATTTTTTGGGACGCGGCTAACGCTACTGGATCACCTTTGAGTAGAAACGACTCTGGCTTTAAGAGTATTGGTTATCTATCAGCTTACGCCCAAGTAGCAGATCAACATTTCTTTGTTGGACAAGACAAGAATAACAACGTTGCTGTCTACATGATGGAGAACTTTAAAGCAGATAAAATTTCCAATGCGGTTGTTGAACGTAGTATCCAAGCAACAGCTACTTCTGGCTTTACTGGTACGTCTAGAGCTACTACAGCCAAAGGAGTTATTCTATCTGTATCAGGACATACGTTTTACAGTTTAACTACTACAGACATTACTTGGGTTTATGACCTAGAAGAGAAGATGTGGTATGAGTGGCGTAGTCCTACAGGAACTTTAGCTCCTGAAGCTGCTTGGTCTAAGTTTGATGGTTCTCAGTATATTGCTAATGCTGGTAGTGGTACTATTGACATTTTGTCCCCACTCGTGTATAATGATAAGGGAACTAACTACATTTGTAGTTACACCACTGAAGATGATTTATTTGGATCAGTTAACTGGAAAACCTGTAATCGAGTCAGCTTAGTCTGTGACAGACAAGCTAACACAGGAACAAGTAACGTAACCCTACAGTGGAGTGATAACGACTGGTCTGATGGTGCTACTGGTTCTGCTTCACTAAATGTGTTTAGCAATATGCCTAGAGCCCATCGTACTGGTAGATTTAGAAACCGTAGCTTTAGGCTTTTATACGAAGACAATTATCCTATTCGTATGAAGTATCTAGAACTAGAAATCAATATTGGAGCCCATTGATGGCAGATACTACTTTTACAAGCGGGACAGTAATTGCCTCTAGTTGGCTTAATGATGTTAATGACTACACCTATAATGCTGCCAAAATTGTTTCTATTACAGATTATGGTGCAGTATCGGGTGCGGACTGTAGCGCAGCGATTACAGCGGCTGACGCTGCTGTATCTGCCGCAGGAGGTGGTGTTGTTACATTTCCAATTGGCACTTGGATTGTTACCTCAAACGTAACACGGTCAGCTAACGTTATTTGGAGAGGGCTGTCTTCATTAGGATCTAA